TCTTTTGCGTCTTCAGTACTTAATCCTTGTGGCTTAGTTAATTCATCATAGATAGAATAAACTTTTGATAAATTTTTGTTGTTCAAAACATTAATTTTGAACTCGTTGATTGCCTTTTTAAAGGAAGAACTGTCCTTGTAGGATTCTAAAAGGTTTTTCTCGATAATTGATTTTAAAAGTCCGAAAGTCATATATTTTTTTTAATAAATATTAGTTCTTTAATAACTTATCTAATTCTTTTTCAATTTCTCCCAAAGAATCTTGACCATGCTCCAAATCCAATATGATATTACCTTCAATTAGATTGGATTCCACCAAAATATTTAGTCTGTCCTCAAATGATTCTGGTGTTACAGATGCTGGTGTTTCTGTTTCAGTTGGTGGTGGGGTTTCTGATTCTAGTCCGCCTAAATCTGATGATGGTGGTGGACCTGTTATTTCTCCTCCAGGTTCTTGACCTGACATAGGTGCTGTCGATCCTGTCATCGGACCTCCATATAATTTATCAATATTATCAAATATACCTGTTTTACTGATAACCGTAGGAGTATTTTTAAGTTCTTCGCCAATTGCTCTTTCCAATCTTTGTTGCATCAAATCAAGTTTGATTTCTTCATCAGAAAAATCAAATATATGTTTTTTAGCCCATGTCGAAGAAACAGCTTGTATTCCATTACCAGGATCTGCAACCAAATCTTTATATAAAAGAACTTTTTCTTTCCATACATCTATCTTAAGGAGATCCGCCTGAGTTGAAGGGTTTGTAAGTCCTAACGTAAAGTTAGAAATTTCATCTTCAAACCCAAGTAAAAATAAGTGAATGATTGCAATTTTATTTAATTCAGCAATCATACTTTTTTGTATTCTATTAATAGTTCTCGCAAATCTTATATCTTGCAAAGACAAATTTTTTCCATCCCCAACAACTTCTTCAAATCCCAAAAACGCTTTAGGAACTCTAAGTGCGGTCAACAATTTTTTCTGAATATACTCAATATCCGCTATCTCTGAAAGGTTTTGTGCACCCGGTAAAGTTTCGATAGGACTAGGTGATGCCGGATCTCTCACAGGAACAAAATAATCTTGATCTACCGCCATTTGGTTAAATCTTAAATCTACATTACCTGTTTTAGAATCAACAACTTGTTGTCTTTTAAATTTATCCGCAACACGGTTTACGTATGCTTCAACATCTTCATCATTCATGTTTCCAACAAAGACCTTGAAAATTCTTCTCTCAGGTGCTCTTGAAGTTCTATAAATCATCATAGCATCTTCAGAAAGTAAGAGTTGTTTCCAAATTCTTCTAGCCTTTTCTAACATAGAAGTACCATAAGGTAATTTTCTATCGTCACCCAATAATCTAAAGTGGGCAATTTCCCAAGATTGGAAAACCATGTTTTTATTACCCCATTTGAAAGTGAGTTGTTTTTTTGCTTCAGCCTTACCCAAATCTACAGGTGCCTTATCTGTCAATCCGACTTCATGTCTTTCTATTTCCACGTTTGGAAGTTGTTGACAACCAACAATTCCCTTCTCAGGGTCTAATTTGAGATATATAAAGTTATCCCCAAACTTACATGTGTTTCTTGTCCACATCGGTAGGTTTGTGTTAATATCTAAAGTGTTGTTGAATAAATCAGCTAAAACAGATTTTATCCTTTTCGATTCAGAATAAATTTGAAGCATATACCCGTCCTCATTCACAGTTGTGGATTCTTCGGAATATATGTCTAAGGCTGCGGAAATCTCTGGAGTATATTCCATAGATTCATAATCATAAGTTGCAGATAATCTCGATGGTTCATAGTAAATTGCTTGAGAATACAAATTATTCTCGATTTTTGCCCACTGACTTGCAAGGTAAAATGTTTGTTGAGCCTGTAGTTTTTCTCTATCATACTCTCCTTTATCAGGAGTCTTCAATAAGACTTGTTTATCAAACTTGAAGGTTGGGTAATCTTGCCCCAAAAGAGAATTAGGACCAAATGCCTTACTTAGACGTTGCCATACTGTTAAATTATTTTGAGCCATCGTATAATTTTACTTAACTGATTTGATAATATAAATACATCTCAAAAGAATAACCATTTATATTTTTCATAATCTTCGCGTGATGCACTATTTGGGTTTAATTGGCTTCTATGATTTAGTTGTTGTGGAACCATCGGATTAAAAAATTGTGATGAATTTTTATTTTCATTTATTGATGTGGTCCAAGAGCTCAACATGGCTTTAGTATGGTTAAGATTTTTTGTTAGTTGTTGGAATGATTTTTCTGCAACATAAATTGCCATAGAAAGTGCCATTATACAATCATCATGGTGACCTTTTTGATGATCAGGTCTCCCGTTGATGTAAATGAAGGTATTCATTTCATTTAATAATCTGTGAGATCTAATTTTGAAGTCGTGTCTTACGGATTCTTCGAGTGCGGATATAATCTGAACCCTCTTATTATTAAAATTTATTCCTGGTATTTTTTCATTAAGTTTTGGGTCCCACTTCCATTTGTTCTGCATGTCAACATTATCAACATATAATCCATTATATCCCAACTCTTGTAGTTTTCTAGCCGTTGCCACACCCATTCCACCAGTCAAATCAACAACACAAAAGGCGTTATACATCATTCCCCACTTATACGCTATTTCTGCAATTACATCAGGTGGAACTTTCGCAACATATTCTAAAACTTGTTCTCTCTCATCAAAATCTATAATTTCAATACATGAAAAATCTTCCGAATCACCTCTTGATACATCCACACCCATCACATACTTATGACCTGCTTGTGGTTCTTTCCATATCCAAAGAGCACCACCCATGAGTTTTGCAGAAGGATCCATAACTTGATTTTTGGAAATATTCTGTAGAACTTCAGAGTCAAATACGTTATCACCTGAACCCAAAAAGTTACATTCCAATTCTTGAGCAACTTTTCTTCTGTCGTATTTTAGTTTTTTTACCATTCCTTCAAACCAAGAAGAACATGGCTTATATCCTTTGTTTATATAATCTTTGACGATCTCTAAATCTCTGTCGTAGGGGTTATCAATTGATAGATCTACAATCGAGTCCTGTTTATACTCTTCCCTATTCAAAAGATAATGAACCAAATCATTTGTATTAACCATATATAAGTCTTTGGTATATCTTGGATCTCTATACCAATACATTTCAGTGATTTTGAACTCATTCATGTTCCTTAAGGACTGATCATAAATTTCATAATATATTGGATCAAATCCATTCGGAGTAGAAACCACAATTACTTTACCTCCCGTTGAAAGTGATGCCATACAGGCAGCCCAAAAATCACTATCGGCTTCAATATACGCAGCTTCATCGAAAACCAATATTGTTGGTGTATATCCACGAAGTGCGTCTTTTGAAGTTGCAACAGCTTTAACCTCACAACCGTTTGTTAATTTAAAATGTCTTTGAGAATTCTTTTCGGCAGAAAAACCTGCTCCAACCCATGCCGGCCATTGCTCAGTAAAACTCCTTATTTTGTTCGCCATCTCAACCGCAGTGTCGAGTTTGTTGGCGATTATCAATATCTTTTCGGGTTTGTTTTTTTGTGCAAAAACGATCCTTTTTGAAGCCCAAGCAGCGGTAACAGTAGACACACCAGCTTGTCTGTATTTGAGTGCAATATTTTCGTTGAACTTTTCGTAATCCTGTACAAGTCTTATCTGATCAGGAAACAAATCTAAAGGGACATATTTTGAAACTGTATTATCATAGGTTTGTAGATAGGTTTTTAATGCATAAGGAGTATTCCTCATACATTTAGTTATTTCTATGATTAATTGTTCTTTAGTCACTTAAAAACTATTTGGGTCTTGATATACCCAAACTTCCTAAGAAATCGTCTAAATCGTCTTCGTCGTCGTCCTCATCGTCATCACCACCCTGATTTTCTTTAAAACTTTCATATTCTGTTTTAAGATCCTGAGCCTCCTTCATAATTTCTTCGAATTTAGAAGTTGCTTTTTTTACCTTCGACTCATCATCAGAGATAGCATTTCCGATTATTTCTAAAAATTCTTCAGCCGGAATTTGGTATAATTGGATATGAAACCAGTTTATCAAACCTTTATTTTCAGGTTCAAACATATCATCAGGTAATGCAAACCTAAGTTTCTCGACGATTTCTGGACCAATTCTTAATTGCATTGGTTCATTCGACAAGACATCTGTCTGACCCATAACCTTCATTGCCATTTCAGTATCTTTGGGCAATCCATGTCTTCCTTTTGCTTCCTCCAATCCTTTTAAGATTTCATGTGTGAGTATAGGAAATAACATACCCTGTGCAATAATTTTGGTATCAGGACTCTGTTCTCCGCCTTCTTCATCGGAATCCGCATCACCTAACTCAACTTTCCCTGCAACTCCCTGACCTGTTGCACTCATCATCTCAATCATTTGCTCCATAGTGAAATACATGAAGTCATTCACCGCCATAATGAGTAGATAATCTCTATAAAGTCTCGGATCTATTTCATCCAATCGTGATTTAACATCTGGTTTTTGAAAAAGATAATGTCCTTTTTTTGCAGCACCTTGAATGATTGCGTTTATAATATTTCTTTTGTGTTTTTCTAATTCTAATTCCTCTTGTGGTGTTAAGTCCTCAATATCGAAAGATTTGAAAGATAATTCTTCCTCATCTTCTTCATCGGGTTCTTCTTGATACCTAAAATTGGAAACATCAATAGGTTGTCTATTTAAGTAAGCCTCAATTTGATACCAGTCACTAGGAGTTTCAGTTTCCTCCAAAGAAGCTTCTACCGCAAGTCTTTCCAAGGCATCTCTGTGTCTGGATTCAATTGCCATAATCGAAGGAACCTTTGACATCATTTCCCTATAAAGCATCGATTGAACACTTTTTGAACTTATATCTTCTATTCCTGTCACTTCTTTCAATTTGTCGGCAACTTTTCCAAATCTTGAAGATACTAATCTTTGAACATCCTTTTCCTTTCTCCTTAATGCTGGATTCTGAGCATAAAGTCCTTGTGGGTCACCTAATTTTCTTTCCAAATTCGGATCCATCCTTTCAGGTCTGTCTCCGTAGTTAACTTGTTCTTTTATTTTTCTCATTTCTCTAAGATATTTTTAATTAAATCTAAAACTTCGTCCTTCGCAACTTCAGGAGAAATTTCGTTTCTCTTTGCTTTCGGGGCAGGATTAACTTTGGGATTAGGGTTTCTTCCAGGATGTGAAGGTTTTATCTTAGGTGGGTTTTTAGTATCTGGTTTAGGTTCTTTAGTCCCTGGTTTCGGTGCGACAGCAGGTTTATCCTCAACCAAATATTTGATCAAATCACCCTTAGTTATTTTTGGCGGTAAATATTTTTCCAAAAGATCAACAATTTTATTTTCCAAGAACGAAGTTACTTCATTCTTCTCTTCTTTCAAAGATTTTTTAACTTGTTTAACACAACTCTCGAATTTCGCATTTTTTCTTGGACCTAATTTTGCATGACATATTGCCCATGGATTTTTCTTTGGTTCCTTTCCTGATTCACCTAATTCTCCTTCAACTTGAGAAGCCACTACGTTACCTGAGGGATCCATTTTAATTGAAACCCCATCCACGTTAGCGCCAGTTGTTCTTAGTGTGTTTGTTGGGATTGTAGTTTTAGTCATTACCTTCTTTTCTTGTTTTACCTGTTCACTAATAAGTTTTGAATGTAAAACATTTATTTGAGACTCACTTAATTTTGAAACAGTCTCAGGACTCATCCCTTTTTCGACCAACTGTAAAGATTTTAAATTATT